CGAGACAGGCAGACATCTCGTATGCATCTTTTATAATACTTAATATATCATTAATTTCATCTTTATTAATTTCATCATTTATAATTTCATTATATAATTTTTCATTTACATAATCAATATCTTTATATCTATTTACATTAATAGTTTTATTCATTAATATTAATAA